GACCAGCACGCCCAGGCTGCGCTGCAAGATGCCGGCGGCTTCGATCGCTTCGCTTTTAAGCATGGCCGACGCCCGATGGCGTCACCGCCGGTGCGCGCGGCGGCAGTCCGGCGAGCGCGCGGATTGCGGCGTCGCTGCCCTTCATGACCTCGAGCATGCGGGCGGTCACCGCCTGCGATTGATTGATGAGCTCGTCGCGTGAGTCGGTCGGCGCGGCGCCGGGCGGGTCGCCCCACTCGACGAAGGTCATGTCGAAGGTGCAATAGCCGCCGAGCTTCTGCTCCTCGGTCCAACGGTATTGCGGGCAGACCACCAGCATCGGCGGGATGGTCGGCAATTGCAGCACGCCCTTGCCTTCCTCCTCGAGCGCGGTGAACAACAAATCGCGCGCAATCCGATAGTCGCGGGCATAGAGCGGCTCGCCGGTGTTGACCGGATAGACGATGCAATAGCCGCGCACCGAGAATTGCCGCGTGCGCCGACCCATGTCCTCCGGGTACGGTAAATCGCGCTTGGGGAACTCATGCACGACGATCGCGCGCCCGCTTTCCTTGCTGCCGGCCTCGACGTGAAAGAACGCGCCGCGGAAGGATGCGGGCAGGAGCTCGTCGCGCCACTTGGTATTTGGTAGGTCGGTGATCAGCATCGATCGCTATTCCTGATACTGCGAAGCCATCGACGAGGCCGCGGGCTCCATTTGAGTTTGCCGCGTTACCTCGGTCTTCTTAAACAGGCCGCCGCCCTCAGCCCCGACCTTGGTTCCCCGCGGCGCGTTGACGTGAACCGATAGCTTGCCGGTGCCTTCGACCTTCTGCGCCATTTGGTTGTCGATCTCAGCGCGCGAAGCACCCGTGCCAAAAACCCAATCGTCGGCCTCCTCTTGCGATCTTATTGTGGGCTGAGAACCGTCATCGGCCGTATCGTCCGCCGCCTGTGATCGTCGGCGGCCGGCAAACGCCTGCGAAGTAAAAGAGTTGCGCGGTGCTGCAACGCCTAACTTAGCCTGATTGCGGATCGCTTCAATAAATCGATTACGATGCTCGGACTGATCAGCCGATGCTGCGGCCGCCGCCGCTGCTTCTCCTCTGACCCGCGCTTGTTGCTGCTCTCTGAAATGCTCTGCTCCAGCATGTCCGCCGGGGCCACCACCCCAAAGATTAAATCGCTCGCGATTGATGTTCACACCGACGCCGCCCGCCCCGTAGTTTGGATCACCGGCGCTGCCCTGATCCGTATAGCCTTGCGTGACGTTGCTTCCGCCGAGTGCTTGGTTGGTCAATGCGTTCAGTTTTTCGAAATATTTCGGATTACGTCGCAGAGCCTCCATCTCTCGTTCGACTTGGCCGGTTCGCCCCGGTCCATAGAAACTTTTTGGTCCGCTTGCTAAAATGCTCGTAAGAGACCTGCCGGTATAGATCGCGCGGTTCATCGCGCTTTCCAGCACTGCCGGCCCGGCGCCTTCGTTCTCCACCTTAGTGATCGCCGCAGCCCGCAGCCGAAGCTCCGGATTTTTCTCGATCTCGTCTTTGATCCGGGCGCGCTGGGAAGCGAGAAACGCGCTACCTGTTGCGGTTGGATCGCCGCTGCCGCCGCCGTCACCGCCGCCCGGATCGGTGGCGTTATCACCGTTGCCGCCGCCGCCGCGGCGTCGGCCGCCAAAGCCGCCACCACCGAAGCCCGGCAAGCCGCCCATGCCGGGCACGCTACCACCGCCGCGGCGACCACCGAGTCCGCCGCCGCTGAAGATCCCCAATGGACCGCCTGCGCCGCCGCCCGCGCCGCCCGCGCCGCCAATGTCGTTGAGGCCCGCCTGCGCGGCGAGACTACCCGGCGCAGCGCCGCCCGCTCCACCCAAGCCGGCAAGGCCAGCCGCGCCGCCGTAGTCAGCAAACAGCCGCTCGAAATCCTCCGCGAGCCGCTTGGTCTGCTCCATCAGCTCGTTTTGCGTCTTGATCGCATCGTCGGTCAGCAAAGACGCCGCGCCGCCCTCGCCGCGGCGGTCCTCTATGTTGGTGGACTCGGGCCACTCGTCGGGCGCCAGGCCGCCCATCAACGGCACCGCGCCGCCGCCGAGCTTCATCCGTCCGCCTGGGCGTCTTTGCGTGGACGTGGCGGGCGGCGGCGCGGACGCGGACCCAGGCGTGGCGCCGCCCCCGAAATGCTGGTCCCACCAATCCTTCACCGGATTGTCGCTCTCAGTAACGCCGGCGGCTTGTTTCTGCGCCCTCCAATAATCGGCGCCCTTTTGGCTAAACGGATTGATTTGCTCGGTCCAGCTCGCGGGATGCTCTTTGCTGGCCGCTTCTGCCTTCGTGGCCTTTTCCTCCCACTGTTTGAGCATCTCGTCGATCCAGCGCATCGACGACATGAGCGGACTGCTTGTGATCGCCTGATCCCACCAGGCGGCTTTGATGTGCTCCCAATGCTCATCGATCTCGCGCGAGACCTGGTTGTAGTCGTCGGCTGCTTTCTGGCGGTCGGCTTGCAGCTTCTTTTCCTCGGCGGAGACCGCGGGCAAATCCGTTTTCAGCCGGTCGAGGTCTGGCATTCCGAGCTCGGTTTCAAACTTGCGGAACCTTTCGGTGCCGCCGACCTCGCCCCATTTTGCGATGGCGTTTCGCCTGATGTTCTCGAGGCCCTCCCGCAATTTGTTGGCGAACTTCGTCGGGTCTTTGATCTCGGTCAGTTGCGTGAGAAATTCCTGCATCGCGCCGGCGCCCTCGAGCCCGGCTCCTGCCATCATCTTGCGCCGGAATTCGCTATTGGCGCGCGTGATGTCTGCCATAGTGTGCGCCAGACCTTGAAGGTCGCGCGTCGCATCCTCGACCCCGGCGATCTTGAATTGCTCCTGAAACATTTTCACGAACGCCGGATCGAACCCGGTCTGCTTGCTCAGGACTCCGATGCGTTCCTGCACCTTCGCGAAGTCATTGAGCCCCTCGAGCGCCTTGTCGGCTGCATAGCCGACAGCGATCAAGCCGGTGGCGATGCCGCCGATCCCGCCGATGAACGGGACCATGCGCTTGGCCGCAACCTCGAGGTCTTCGGTGAACGGCTTGAGGCCCTTCTCGCGCGCATCCCGCGCCTGGCGGCTGAACCGCTCGAGCTGGGCCGCCGTTCCGCCGCCGCCGAGCGCCTCGATCTCCTTGCGCATTTCGCGCAATTTCTCGACGGTGTTACCCTCGACCAGCGTTACTTTGATTTGTAGTTCTTCGGTTTCAGCCATCGTTCAACGATCCTCGCGGTCGGCGTTTGCCTGGCGCCTAAGCTCGCCGATGCGGTGCGTATATTTCAGATGCGTCTGCACATGCGAGATCGGCATGGACAGAAAAACGTCCGGGCATTGGTGATACCAGCGCGCAAGCCAGTAGCAGTCGAGCACGAAGTTGTCGCCGGCGTCGGTGCCTACCAGGCCGCCGGCTCCGGCAGAAAAAAACCCCGCAGCCTAAAGGCGCAGGAAGCAAAGTCGCGCGGATCGAGCCGCTCGACCTCGGGCGTGAGGATGCCGCCGAGCGTCGCCACCATCGCCGCCATTTTTCGGTCGTCGATGATGATTTCCCAATCGGCATCGATGCGGCACGGGTTGCCGTTGCGGATGATGTCGGCGGCGGTCGGCTCGCGGAACGAAATCTCGTGGACTTCCTCGTTCTTATGATTGCGGATCGGATGATGGAGCAGCTTGACCTTAATCGGCCAGGTCTCGACGCGCGCCGGCGCCGCGGCCGGCGCGGCTTCCGGCGCCACCGGCTGCTCGGCGACGAACCCTTCGCGGACGGGTATGTTCATGCGCTCACCATGAGCTCTCGTCGCATTGCACGCCTTCCCAGCGGACACGCGCCTGGCCGTCGCGGGTATTGATATCGAACCCGGCTTTGCAAGACGCCTGGATGAGCGTGTACTGCTTGCGGTTGGCGAGCTGCGCGATGACGGTCACGTCGGTTTCCGCCTCGAGCGTTTCCATCAGCAAGTCGGGCGTGGTCGAGATATCGCCCTCGATGTAGGGAACGCGCGGGAGCTCCTGATAGCCGTGGACGCGGTCCTGGCCGGCAATCATGGTGCGCTCGACGTTGCTCGGCGAGACGGTGAAGTTGCCGCGCAGCGCGAGTTGTCGGTTGTCGGCCCAGAGGAAGGCCGTGCCTGCAAAGAGCTGAGCCAAATTAACCTCCTATTTGCTTACGGGTTGAAGGGACGGAAAGATTAGGCCGTCGCCGGCAGCGTGCCGGTGACGCCGATCGGCGGAAGCGTGTTGGTGTCGATGCCGCGGTCGTATTGCAGCCGGAACTGCGCCAGCACCGCGAAGATGCGCAGTTGATTGATGAGGTCCGGCGGATAAAGGACATCGAGCCTGTTGGGATCGTTGACGTTGCGCTCGACCAGAAGGTTGTTCTTGAACTGAGTCACGTTCTCGACCAGCCCGTTGAACTCGTCCATCCGATACTGCGCGATCAATGCCGCCCGAACGATGCCGGGCGTGACGATCGCCTGGCCCGGCCCGAAGCGCGTGCCATCGTCGGCGAGCTTGCAGCGCGGGAATTGCGAGGTCACCGCGGCCTTTTGATTGCGCAACAGCTTGGCGAGCGTTGCGAGCGTGGTCACGAGCTCATAGGCGTCGTCGCTCTGGCCGTAGAGGTTGAGCTGATAGAGCGTCTGCTCCCGCGCGATCATCGGCTGATTGTCGGTGCCGGCCTTTTGGATCGCGATGCCGTTCTCGGCCAGCGAGTTGAGCTCCTCGAAGTCGAAGCGGCTATGCAAAGGCGCGCACTTGATCTGATTGAGCGAGAGCGTTTGCAGCGGGCGCGCCGGGTCGTCGATGAGGGCGCGCTGCGCCTTGCCGCAATAGGCCGCGGCCCATTCGAACGAC